GACAGTTTGCTTCGTGTGTCCTTGTTGACAGTGACGATACCCTTGATAGTATCTTCGCAAGTGATATGTCAATTGGCAGGTACACAGCGCAAAGAGCAGGCATCGGAATCAACGCAGGACGTATCCGTGGAGTAAATGCTAAGATTAGAGGCGGAGAAGTCGCGCACACTGGTATTATTCCTTTTTTAAAGAAATTTGAAGCAACTGTAAGATGTTGTACTCAGAACGGTGTTCGCGGCGGCTCTGCCACCACACACTTCCCGTTTTGGCATCAAGAGATTGAAGACATCCTTGTGCTAAAGAACAACAAAGGCACAGAAGACAATCGTGTACGTAAATTAGACTATTCAATTCAGTTAAACAAAACAATGTACGAAAGACTGTTATCTGGCGGCAACATTACTTTGTTCTCGCCACACGATGTGCCAGGACTATACGAAGCATACTACGGTGACCCAGTAGCGTTCCAAGAGCTATATGAAAAGTACGAACGTGCTACAAGTATTAAAAAGAAGACTATTCCAGCAATGGAATTGTTCTCTGCACTAATCAAAGAACGTGCTGAAACAGGACGTATCTATATTATGAATGTTGATCACTGTAACACACATAGTTCATTTAAAGATACAGTTTATATGAGTAACTTGTGTCAAGAAATTACATTACCTACAAAGCCATTACAACATATTGATGATCCAGATGGCGAAATTGCACTATGTATTTTAAGTGCTATTAACGTAGGTGTTATTAGAGAACTAGACGATCTAGAAGAATTATGTGATCTAGCAGTAAGAGCATTAGAAGAAATTATTGATTACCAACGCTATCCAATTTTAGCTGCTGAAAAATCTACTAAGGCAAGACGTTCACTAGGCGTAGGCTATATTGGTCTAGCACACTTTCTAGCAAAACAAAAAGTACAATATAGTGATCCTAAAGCATGGAAACTAGTGCATGCTTTGTCAGAAGCATTCCAATATTATCTATTAAAGGCAAGCAATACACTTGCTAAAGAGCGTGGTGCATGTGAGTACTTTGGTCGTACTAAATACGCTGACGGCATCCTTCCTATTGACACATACAAAAAGGATGTAGATACGATTGTGGAGCATAAGTTAAATTATGATTGGGATAGTCTCCGAAATGATATCAAGGAACACGGCCTACGCCACAGCACACTGTCCGCACAAATGCCTTCGGAGAGCAGTTCCGTTGTGTCGAACGCAACAAACGGAATTGAGCCACCTAGAGGATACTTGTCCGTTAAAAAATCAAAGAAAGGGCCTCTCAAGCAAATTGTTCCACAGTATCAAACACTCAAGAATTACTATACGTTGTTATGGGATATGCCAAGCAACGAAGGATATATTAACACGGTGGCGGTAATGCAAAAGTTTTTTGATCAAGCAATTAGTGGCAACTGGAGTTACAATCCAACACACTTTGAAAACAATGAAGTGCCAATGAGTGTGATGATTAAAGATCTTTTAACAACTTATAAATTAGGTTGGAAGACATCATACTATCAAAACACTTATGATTATAAAACTGATCCAAGTGAATTAGAAGAAGAAAAGCCACAAGTAGAATTAGCACCTAGTGAAACTGAAGATGCTGAGGCTTGCGAAGCGTGTGCAATTTAATGGTTGACACTTACACGTAAATAGTGTAACATAGAAAAGCATATTAAGGAAAAGAGACAAATGGCAAGAACAGTATTCAATAAAGAGAAAGTAGACTTCACTAAAGAAACAATGTTTTTTGGTGCAGAACAAAACACACAGCGTTATGACACATTTAAATTTCCTGTGTTTGACAAATTAAATCAAACGATGTTAGGATACTTTTGGCGTCCTGAAGAAGTGTCACTGCAAAAGGACAGAGCAGACTATGCTAACTTTCGTCCAGAGCAGAAACACATCTTTACTGCTAACCTAAAGTATCAAACACTACTTGATTCAGTTCAAGGACGTGGTCCGTGTTTAAGTTTCTTACCACATGTAAGTTTGCCAGAACTAGAAGGCTGTATTGTCACTTGGGATTTCTTTGAAACTATCCACTCACGTTCGTATACACATATTATGAAAAACGTGTATCCAGATCCAAGTGAAGTATTTGATACAATCTTAGACGATGAGAAAATTCTTGCTCGTGCTGAGAGTGTAACAAAATACTACGATGAGTTTAATAATGCCGCTGATGCCTTTATACATCGTAAAGAAGGAAGTATGCGTGACGTTAAAAAGAAAATGTATCTTGCCATGCAGACTGTAAACATTCTAGAAGGTTTGCGTTTCTATGTGTCATTTGCTTGCACCTTTGGCTTTGGAGAACTAAAGCTAATGGAAGGTAGTGCTAAGATTATTAGTCTTATCGCTAGGGACGAAGCACAGCATTTGGCACTTAGTACACACGTACTAAAACTTTGGGCACAAGGCAAAGACGATCCGGAAATGGTTAAGATTGCTAAAGAGTGCGAACAAGAAGTTTACGACCTATGGCGTACATGTGTAGAAGAAGAAAAGGATTGGGCAAATTATTTGTTCAAAGACGGATCGATGATTGGTTTAAATGCTACACTACTACATCAGTATGTTGAATACATTGCTAACCGTCGACTAAAGGCACTGGGATTAAATGCTATTTTTGATCAACCAGTAAACACTAACCCGCTACCATGGACACAGCATTGGCTGTCAAGTTCAGGTTTACAAGTTGCTCCACAAGAGACAGAAGTGGAGTCGTACATCATTGGTGGCATTAAACAAGATGTCGATAAAGACTCACTAAAAGGATTCAGTTTATGATTGAAATATTTGGAAAGCCACAGTGTCCATTCTGTGTACAAGCACAACAGTTTTGTGAAAATCGCGGACTTGAGTACACATACAAATCACTAGGCAAAGACTACACAAAAGAAGAACTATTAGAATGGTTCCCAGAAGCACGTACAGTCCCACAGATCCGTATTAACGGAACAGCAATTGGCGGCTATGATAAACTATCGAGCTATATTGAAGAAACTAATTACACAGGCACAGGACACACACTATAATGTTAATCGAAGCACCTTATAAAAATGGAGATACCGTCTCTGTAAAAACTGTCGCAGGCGAAGAAATTGTCGCACGATTAGTTGACGAGAACGGCGAAACACTTACAGTAACTAAACCAATGGCACTTACTGCTACACAGCAAGGAATTGGCATGGTCCCGTTTAGTTTTACTGTATCACCTGATTCTAAACTAAGTCTCAATAAAAGTACTCTTGTTTTTATTGCAAAGACTGACGAAAATACAGCAAAACAGTATATTGAAAGTACAACTAATATAAAACTTTAGGTTGACAACGCCCTTTTATTGTGTTAGTATAAGGTATGATAACAGAAGTATGAGGGTTAAATGAAAGACAAGTTAATATTAGTTGATTGTGATGGTGTACTCTTTGATTGGGAGTATGCCTTTAGTCAGTGGATGAAGCGTCACGGTTATACCGTAGCAGAAACAGGTCACTACTTGATGGATTTAAAATACGGATTAGAAAAAGACGAAGCAAAGCGTTTGATCCGTATGTTTAACGAGAGTGCTTGGATTCGTAAACTTCCTCCATTGCGAGATGCAATACATTTTGTAAAAAAATTGCATAGTGAACACGGATTTATCTTTCATGCAATAACTAGTCTAAGTGACGATGTATATTCACAACATTTGCGTACAAAAAATCTTATTGAAATGTTTGGACCAAGTGTTTTTGAAAAATACTTTTACTTAGATACAGGTGCAGATAAAGATGAAGCACTTGCTCCTTACAAAGGTAGTGGGTGTTATTGGGTTGAAGACAAACCCGAAAATGTTGATGTTGGAATTAATCTAGGTCTAGACGGCATATTAATACAGCATGAACACAACAAAGACTATTCCGGAACTGCACGTAAAGTAAAGAACTGGAAAGAAATATATAACATTATAATAGGAGATAATGATGGATAAAACATTACACGATGAAATCGTTTTAGCATTTAACAACTATCTTGCAGAAGCAGAAACTTTTGACGAGAAAGGTGTAAAGGCAGCGGCAGCAAGAGCTCGTAAAGCACTTGGTGATCTTGGTAAACTAACTAAAGAGCGTAGAAAAGAAATCCAAGATAAAAAGAATACAATGTAATGATTGTCGAACTAACTGAATCAGCAGAAACCCAAATTGATACATTGTGTAAGAACAATGAAGCATACGGGGTTAGTTTAAATGTCAAAGGCGGCGGATGCGCTGGCTTTGAATACGACTGGCAGTTGGTAAAAACTTCAGAAGAAATTGAAGATAACGACGAAGTAGTTATGACCGGAGGCGGAAATGCATTTGTCATTGGATCTCATAGTCTTATGTTTCTAATTGGTTCAGTAATTGATTATAAGCAAGATATTATGGGTGCAATGTTTGATATTAGAAATCCAAATGCACAATCCGCATGCGGCTGCGGAGTTAGTGTAAATTTTGACGACGGGTTGTTTTAATGCAAAAAGAATTAAAAGATTATGTAAAAATTTATAATCATTTTGACTCAGCATTTTGCAATACCGTCGTCGATAATTTAAAAGACGACTGGCAAAAACATACATTTTATTCTCATGCTGATAAAGAACGCTTTGACTTTGACGACGATTTAGAAATTAGTCATCAGTTTGACGATAAAAGTAATTTTATATGCCAACAAATTAAAGATGTTCTGATCAAATATATTGAAGATATAAATTTACCTAGTTTAACAGGCTGGGACGGATATCTTGATATTAGATATAACAGATACCAACCAGGCAAAACAATGCACTGGCATGCGGATAGAGTGCAAGAAATGTTTGATGGTCAGCGCAAAGGTATTCCAACTCTAAGTGTAGTTGGTCTTTTAAATGACGATTTTGAAGGCGGCGACTTTTATATGTTCGACGATTACAAAGTTGAACTAAAGACAGGAGACGTCTTGATATTTCCGAGTACCTTTATGTATATACATCAAGTAACACCAGTTACAAAAGGTACTCGATACAGTTGGGTAAGCTGGGTTTGGTGATGAATGTAAAAGAAGGTGATTTAGCAGTAATTGTATTTTCAATACGTCCTGAGAACATAGGTCGTTATGTAAAAGTAGCAGAGTATATTGGAAGATTTAAACAGGGCGAAAATTTTGATTTTAGAGGAATACCCTGTCAAGCAATGGTTACTGATCATCATTGGTGGATTGAAGCAGATGATCTAAGTATACAATTTGGTCCTAGTCCTAGAGCATATATTGCTGATAGCTGGCTGCGCCCGATCCAATCACCAGAAGAAGAAAAAGAACAAGCTGAACAATTAGAACTTGACATCTTTGGTTAAAGGTGTTATAAATATACTCGTAACGTTGAAGCCAATCAACGACGAACTGGACCCGGGGGCGGTACCCGGCGGCTCCACCATAAGCACTCTATCCCAACCTGACGAGGGTGGATCGTAAAGAACTAAACAGAGTGCTTATGATGGGGCCGAACTAGGATCGACAGGCGTAAGAGAGAACGTGGAGTTACCGGTAGGCGAGACCGTAAATCAGCAAACACTACAAACGCAAACGAGAATTTTGCATTAGCGGCTTGATCGCTACGGGGTAGTTATACCTTGTTACCAAAAATAGCAGGAAAGCACCTTCGGGTGCTTTTCTTTTATGTACCCATAAAAAACTTTTTGGACAATCGAGGTTGACACGATATAACTTTTAAGTATAATAGTATATGTGTTTAATAACTTTTAGTAATAATGAGTAAGAAAGACAACGGTCATTACACTGGTTTAGACCGAAACAAAGAACTCCCAGAAGGACACAAGGGCGGACACTACATAAGTGGTGTAGACACAGAGCAAGGCAATCA